AATGTGGGAACAGCGGCTACTCCTAAGTGGGCTGTTATTGCTAAAGGTATCAAGTCAGTAGATCCCGATAATAACGAGGAAGTAGAAGAGGACTACTACTATGATGGTGGAGGCGCTTCTGAGCGTTCTGTTATTGGTTTCATGATGAGCTATTCCTTTGAAGGTCATCGTTCTTATGGCGATGAGGCTCAAGACTTTATCCTTAAGAAAGTTAACCAAATTGGAGACGCTCGTAAGACTGACTTTAGAGTGACTGAGCCAAACGGTGACAAATGGGAGGGTCCTTCAACTATCTCAGAGATCAAAGTTCCCGGAGGAGATGCGAATAGCAAGGGTGAGATTGAGTTTAATATTTCCTTTGACGGAGCTCCAGAATTTACAGAAAAAGGCGCAGCTTAATAGTTCCGCATTTCTCTTCCGTTCATGCTATCAATTACATTGAGAGGGAGCTTCGGTTCCCTCCTCGGTGATAGCTTTTTTAGAGTGATAAAAATAGTGAAAAATATGTTTTTAACTTATTCGAATAAATTAAAAATTGTCTCGACGGAGGCAAATACAAAAAACAAGGAGATAACCATAATGACAAATCAATTAGCTAAGCCAGAAGAAGTATATGAAGGTGTTTCAAAAATAGTAGAAAACAAGTTTCAATTTAACTTCGAGAAAACTTATAGAGAGATTGACGTAGCAGGGAAGCTTTACAAGGTGAACTTTGATGATGAGTCAATGTTAAAGTATCAAGAGGGATTTTTATCTTATGAGAAGAAAGCTAAGGATCTACAAAATGAAGCAATTGATTTCCGTGAAGCTTCTCCAGAGGTTCTACGCGCTATGAACTTACAGCAACGTGAGCTTATGAGTGAAGCTATCGAACTATTCTTAGGAGAAGATACATTCGAGGAGCTGTATGAGAAAGCAGGACGCTCTCTTATGAATTTAGTTAGCTTAATCGACTACTTAACATCATTAGTGGAGTCAGAACTACGTGCTAAAGCTGGAAGTAACTTAGATGCATACTTAACAAACGTTAAGAAGTAGGTGATCACTTATGGGACCGAGATTCTCACTCACAGAGCGTAACGTAGATGTAATAACCTGGGGAGGCGTGGCTATTGAGCTAAACCTCTCCTATGATAATATCCTCGTTATGCTAAAGCTATTCGATGATAAAACGGTGCCTGATAAGAGTAAACTTCTAATAGCCCTCAATATGCTTGTAGTAGAACGCTCCTTACTAGCTCAGCTCAACGGGGAACAACTTAATAAACTTCTCATTGATATCTTTAAAGCAAAGCTCAATATAGACCTTGATAAGAAAGAACGAGTCAATGAGATGACCAATAAGGATAACTCCACAGACGGAGCAGAAGAGGACGAGACATTCCAAGAGGTTCCTATAGTTGATTTTACTATAGATGCTGAACGGATATACTCGTCCTTTTTGTATGATTACAAGCTAGATCTCATTGAGCAACAGGGGAAGCTCCTCTGGAATCAGTTTTTAGCATTGTTTAACAACTTATCAGAAGAGACTACTATGAAGACTGCTATTAAGTACCGCACTTGTGAAGTCCCTAAGAAGACTAAAGAGAATGCGGACCAGGTGAAGGATATCAAGAAGAAAAAAGCCTTTTATGAGCTGCCTCAAGCGAAGGCTATGAGAGAGGCTAGAGAGTTGAAAGCTTACGAGGACCGCATGAGACGTTACAAGGAAGCACGAAAGCAACTAGCTCAAGAGAACAAGGCTATTAAACCTACAGAGGATTAAGACTTCGTAGCAGTGCTCCTGGATACTCTTTAAATCAGACAACTAAGGAGCGTGAATATACATGGCTGATGGAAGTGTAAAGATAGACGCCCGAATAGATAACTCAAACATACGTAGTGACGTTGAGAGAATCAATAGAGAGCTAGGTAGAATGGGTTCGAATATGAGCTCTGTAGGTCGAACTATTCGACAAGCTTTTAATTCTGAGATTAATAATCTAGGGAGTAATGTAAGTTCGAATGTAAACAATGTAAACGAATTGCTCAGCTCTATAGGAATCAATATGGTATCTATAGGGCAGCAGGCACGTTCAAACTTTGATAGTGGCTTTAACCCTCTTGACGGAGATGTAAGGGGAGAGGTCTCAGAGGTTAACGGGGAGCTTATACGAATTGGAGCCAATATACAACAAATAGCCGCTCAGATCAGAAATGAATATCAATCCGAGATAGATAGACTTAGCAATATTACCTCAAATGAAGTCACTCAAATAAATAACGAAATTAGCCGTATAGGAAACGGAATGAACAGTACTACTAGTGAAATGACACGTACGTTCGGTTCTGAGTTTACTCGTATGAATAGTGACATAACAAGAGGATACACTCAAGTTTCTGCTGCTCACCAGGGAATGATGAACGAAATGAAAGCTTATCAGACTCAAATGAAAGCAGGTATGTCTGGAGCTAGGGAGGCTCAAATAGAGACTCAATACGGATACTTCCAGCTAGTACAGTCTGCAGGATCTTATACAGGCTCGGTTGATGAAATGATAGCTAGAATCAATGAGTTAGGTAAAGCTCAAAAGGCTGCAAACGACCAGGCTATCAACTCTAACAGAATGGCTCTCATGAGTATTTATCAAACTATAGGGACTCTGAATAACGCAAGCTCTACTGCTTCCCGTTTCCAGAATAATCTTACTCAAATGAATAACCCTCTGTATAACACTAGTAGGCTTGCTCTTACTGCAGTAGATTCTTTGGACAGACTCGCACGTTCTGGAAGCCCTCAACAGTTAGCTCTGGAGTTCTTAGGAGCAAACGCTTCTGTTAAGCAATACAATGACTTTATTCGAGACCTAGGGACTCAGATGATGGCTCTTCCTATTATCTTTGGAGTGGCGGCGGCGGCTGCAACTAAATTTTACGGAGCTCTTCACGGGAGAGCTATGGAAGAGAATACAAAGTACGCTGAAGCCTTCAATAACATGTTAGAAAAGTTAGCTAAAGCTTTTGAGCCAATGGTCCAGGCGTTCGCTGCTGTAATGACTCCTATGTATAACTTTATTGCTAAACTAGCCGAGATGGTTATTCAATTTAATGAAGCTCATCCTACATTAGCAAAATTCATACAAGGGATGATGATGCTTGTTCCTGCTTTGATGGTGATCCTAACACCTTTAGCTCTAGGGATTGGATACTTTAAAGGGCTAAGAGCTATCTTGTTTGCTATTAAACCTGTCATTATGCCAATCATTACAGGGTTCTCTATGATGTCTGCTCCTGCATGGATATTAGCTGCAGCGATAGCCGGACTAGTAGTAGGGTTCACTCACTTATGGAAAACGAGTGAAATATTTAGAAATGGAGTTTTAGGAGTAATTGCAGTCATTAAGCAATGGACCTCCTCTTTGATGGACCTGGGAGGAAAAGCTTTAGTAGCTACACTTGCAGGCTTAAAGCAGCTCGGATCATTAGCTATGGAGCTAGGGAAGTATCTAGGATATGTACTTCTTACAGGTGATAGTTTCAAAGATGTAATTTCTAATTTGCCTGCTCCTATCCAGGGAATAGCAACCGCTCTAGCTCCTGCTATGATAGCACTCAATAACTTTGGTCAAGCTGTATTTGCTCTAGGGAAGTATCTTAGCTATGTACTCATAACAGGAGATAGCTTTGCAGATGTAATATCTAACTTACCTGCTCCTATACAAGGGATAGCGACTGCCCTAGCTCCTGCTATGGTGGCTCTCAATAGTTTTGGACTCGCAGTAGCAAACTTAGGGAAGTATCTATGGAGTGTTATTGCAGTAGGAGACGTAATGAATGACTGGATAACTCACTTACCTGTAGGCTTCCAGAATGCTGCCCTACTTATGGGAACTGCAGTAATGGCTATTCGTACCACTATTACTTCTATGGTGGAAGCTATAAGGCTTGCTCTAGGCGGAGATACTTCACAACTAGGACAAATCTTTATGAATATTATCCCATCTCTAATAGCTATTCTTGTGGGAGGGCTTCCAGGTCTTCTAATTACTGCAGCTCGTTTCCTACCTACGATAGTACAAGGGATAAACTCAATGTTTCCTATGTTGCTAACTACAATTACTACAGTAATAGATACTATGGTTAATTTGATAGTATTGTATCTCCCTAAGTTCATCGAGCAAGGAGTTGCGATACT